TGAAAATCCTCCAACTAATTTATCTCCACAGAAAGTTGCGGGAACTTCTCTTGCGTTGAAAGTAAATTATAGCCAACCAGTTTTAGGAAATATTTCTGGAAGTAGTGGTGGAGTAAATTCCGTGCCATTTGCTCAGGGTGGTGGTAATACTATAATTCCAGAAGGAGTCACTAATTATTACTACGATGTGCCAGCTGCCGGAAATTATGGTCTTTTATTAAGTAATCCTGGATCTAGTTTTGAAACTGATACTAGTGTAGCAGCACAGGCAAACGTTATCGCTCATGATCACGATCCAATAACAGTAATTTATGATCAACGTAGTTTAAAACCACAATCTAGATTGGTTGCTGATGTCAATATTCCTGGCACCACAAATCTTGATAATACATCAAATGTGGGAGTGTTGACTATTAGCATGAATACTAGCCAACCATCAATGACCTGTATATACATCATCCGAGCATACTAAAATGGCAAATTATACATACGAAAGATCAAAATATGGTGGTTGTGTTGGGAGTATTATTATACATTCAACACCAGGACTTTCTTCTAGCAATGATCCACTTTCAGCGCAGTTTAAAGATGATATTCCAGCGGGATATTTAAAATGTGATGGTTCTGTATTAAATTGTAAAGATTTTTTAGCATTATCTAAAGTTCTTGGAGTTGGAAACGAGACTAGATTTAAAAGAGAAGCATCAACTGTGAGAGATGCTAATGCTCTTACTGGGGACTTGGGGCAGTTTCAATTACCAGATTTGGGATCTAAAGTAATTGTTGGTGGTAGAGGATCAGGAACATATAATAATGATTTTGTTGATAGAGATGAAGCATCTGCTGCTGTTACGAACAGAGTTGGTCCTCAAATTGAAGTTATATGTAATGAGGGAAATGTTATTAATACGACATATTTGGGTAATGCTCGTGTTACTGCTAGTGGTGCTCTGGATATGTTAGGAAGTCCCAGATATGTTTTGGAAAGAAATACCACAGAAACAGAATTGGAGATTGAAAATTTTCAAGGTCACTTACATAATTCAAATCAATCATATTTAAATTATTCTACTAGACATCTAGTTGGTGGTGAAGGTGGTAAAGATGGTGGCACGGCTAGTGGAAATAGTGGCGCTGGAAACCAACTTGATTTTACTGCCACTGGTGGTAGAGAATCTATTCATGATCACAGAGTTACTAGACCCACAACATATACTCATAACTTTACTTATTCATATTCTGAGCAAGATATCGATATGTCTGGAGTTACAGCAAAAGTTGATGTTGATATATCAAATCAAGAGAAAATTGATCAGTTAGTTACGCCTTTTATTCTTGTAGAATACATTATTAAGTTTTAAAAATGACCCAAGATTCTAGTTTCACAAGTAGATCTCCTAATACTTCGGGTTATACCGGCACCACCACTAATGGTGCATGGTCTTCTTTTATGAACGGATATAATATTGGGGGTAATGACCCTGGTGGAAGTGGAGGTGGCTCCAATAGAACATTTTATTGGACTATTACCTTCTCAAATTATGGCAGACAAATATTTTATGCCAATGTAGATGATGTTGGGGCGATTTATATTAATGGCAACTATGAAATGTCAATGGGTGGTTTTAGAAGTCAAAGTGCAGTTACTACCGCAAATTACTATGGTCCGGGTACATATACTCTTAGTGCTACTGTTATTAATTCTGGTGGTGGACCTTGGGGTGTTGCTATAGATTGGATTGGATTTTTTCCTCCCCCACCTGTTCCTGGATGTACAGATCCCCGTGCTACAAACTATAATCCAAGCGCAGATCTTGATAATGGAACTTGTACATATCCCACACCAGGTATTACTTTAAATTTTAATCCTACTGCTATTCAAAGGGGATTATCATCTACATTAACTTGGTCAGTCAGTAATTCTACATCAAGAAGTTTAACTGGTCAAGGTAGTGTTGGAGCAGTTGGTAATTTGCCCTATAGTCCCACTAATAGCATTAGTCGCACTTTAACTGCAGATTATTTTGGAATTACGAGTAATTCAGTCACGAAAACTTTAACTGTTTATGTTCCACCTATTTTTAATATTTCTACTAATAAGACCGAAATGATGCTTACAGATACAGCTAATATTTCTTGGTCTGTTAGTGGTGATGGCGGTGGATTAAATTGGACTCCTATTTTAACATGGTTGTCTGGCGGTCTTACTAATGGTAATTTAACTAGTAATTCAGACGTAACTCCATCAGATACTACAATATACACAGGTCAAGTTTCTGGTGTAGGTGGAACTGATACAGGTACTGTAACTGTTATTGTTTATCAACCAGTACAATTATCTGTAGATCCTCCAACTAGTTTGGTATATAACAACCAGGGAACTATTAATGTTACAACAAAATATGCTACAGATTCTATAACGATAACACCAACATATAACTATGATTATGTTGGATCTACTACAGGATCTGTGGTTAATTTGCCTGTCAATAATGCTGCTGATATGGGTGGAACCGAATCTACTACAGGATATACTACAACAATACCTTATAATGACAGAGGACCATTAAGTGTTTCATATGTAGTCAGAGCAACAGGTAAATTGGGCAACTTCCAAGAACAAGTAGTTAGCTTTCCAATTATTATTGACGATACTCCAGAGAATCTAAATATTCCAGAAAGTGAGGATTTAATAAAAGATCAAACACCAGTTGTTTCACCTGAGGTAGAAATTTTATCTGAGTTAATCTTGATTGATGATGTCGATATTAAAGTAGAAGTTAAAAGTAACTATCCAATTCAAGTTGACATTAATCAAGATAATGATTGGACCGATGTAAGAGAGATCTAAAATGGCAGACTTTCAGCAAACATTTAACAGCAACGGATCAGTACAAATTCCAAGTTATGCGATTAATATTCGTGTAGATATTGCTGGAGCTAGCGGTGGTGCAGGTGGCAACGATGCTAACGCCAGTCGTGGAGAAGGTGGTGCTGGAAGAAGAGCAAATATATATTTTCCTAATCTTACTGCTAGAAGATTAGATTTCTATCTCGGAAGTGTAGGTGGCGGCGGCGGTGGAGGTGGCAATGGTCCTGGTGGTAGTGGCGGATCATCTCTAACTGCTAGTGGTGGACAGGGTGGAAATTCTGCTGATTATGGATCTTCTGGCGCTGGTGGCGGTGGCGGTGGTGCTAGTGGTATTTTCGATACTTATAGTAATACATGGGTTGCTGTCCTTGGTGGCGGCGGCGGTGGAGGTGGCGCTTCGTTGGGGAGATCCGCCACCAATGGTGGCACTGGTACTGGACTATTAACAGGAAATCCAAACAATCGTACTGTTGGTGGTACTGGTCAAAAAAATACGACTGAAAATGGATCCAATAAGAGTGGTCCTGATGGCGGCGGTGGAGGCGGCGGCGGTGGTGGTTGTGTTGGCGGTGCCGGTGGTGCATATGGCGTTGATAGTAACCGAGGAGGTGGCGGCGGTAGTGGCGGTCAATCTGGTTATAATAGCACTTATTGTAGTTTTAATTCCAATTCAGGATCACAGCATTTTGGTAATGGATTCGCAACTGTTTATTATGACATTGCAATCCCCACAATTAGCAGTTTTTCGGTAAATCCTACAGCATTTAAACGTGGAGAATGTACTACATTATCTTGGTCATCTACAAATGCGTCGAGTGCTAGCATTAATCAAGGTGTTGGAGCAGTTGGTGTAAATGGAAGCACTGTAAATTGTCCCACCAATACTACTACTTACACTTTAACTGTTTTTGGAAATGGTCTTTCCGCAACAGCAACAGCAACTGCTACTGTTTACGTTCCACCTATTTTTAGTATTTCTACTAATAAGACGGAAATGATGCTCACGGATACAGCTAATATTTCTTGGTCTGTCGTTGGTGATGGTGGTGGATTGAATTGGACTCCTACATTGACGTGGTTGGCTGGTGGTCTCACTAATGGAAATTTAACCAGTAATTCGGACGTAACTCCATCAGTTACTACAGTATATACTGGACAAGTTTCTGGTGTTGGTGGAACCGCCACAGGCAGCGTAACCGTTATTGTTTATCAACCAGTAGAATTATCTGTAGATCCTCCAACTAATTTATTGTATGGTAATCAAGGAACTATTAATGTTACCACAAAATATGCTACAGATTCTATAACGGTCACACCAACATATAACTATGATTACGTTGGTTCTACTACAGGTTCTGCTGCTAATTTATCAGTCAATGACAGTGCTGAAATTGGGGGAACCGAATCCACTAATGGATACACTACAACAATACCTTATAATGACAGAGGACCACTAAGTGTTTCGTATGTAGTTAGGGCAACAGGTAAGTTAGGTAATTTTAAAGAAGAGTCATTTACTGTACCGATTATTATTGACGATACTCCGGAAAATTTAAATATTCCAGAAAGTGAGGATTTAATAAAAGATCAGACCCCTGTTGTTTCACCAGAGGTAGAAGTTTTATCTGAGTTAATCTTAATTGATGATGTTGATATTAAAGTAGAGATTAAATCAAACTATCCAATTCAAGTTGATTTAAATCAAGATGATGATTGGAAAGATGTTCGTCAACTTTAACATCATAGATAAATACTAACACTGGGATACACTGTAAGAGGAATGGCATTTTCATTTGCACCAAATAATGAACCACTTTACGTATCCGAAGGCGATTACGTTCAGTTTAAATTTAAAGCGCCACCTAGTTGGAATACAACGCAAACAGTTACTATTCAGGTTGGCGATCTTGTTCAATATTGGTTAATCACAACCATTCCTGAAGATTTCACACCAGATCCATTTCCACTACAAGGATTTGAAGATGCTGAGTTGGATACTTTGTATACTTTTGGTGATGGAAGTAGACCAGGTGAAGTGATACCTACTATCAGTGGATTAACACCAACAACACAAGCACCTGTTGCTATTTCTGGTAATGTTCCAATTCCAAGTGGAGCGTCTATTACTGATTATGTTGCGCTACGTATTGATTATAATGGTGATGGAACATGGGATACTGGATGGATTGCCGCTGATGGCACTCAAAGTGTTGAAAATGGTGCTAGAATTCAGGTAAGGGGTAGAACTTCTACTTTCTACACTCAGTTTATGAATATAAGTTTGGTAATTGGAACTGCCAATGAGACTTGGAAAGTAAGGAATGAAGCAGTTCCTGGAAACAATGCTATACCATTTCCAGATTTTACAGACTTAGATCCTGTTGAAGTAGATACTCTTATCTATAGTGAAGTATTAAGAGTACAGGGAATGAATGAGGATGGATCTATTAGTCTTAGTAATGGTGGAGAATATTTATTATCTTTGACTAGTAATACATCTACAAATGCTGATGGATATGAAGTATTATCTGGTTCTGGTTGGGGTACTAGTGGAACTGTCAGTAATGGTGACTATTTACAATTGAGAGTTTTAAGTCCATCAACTAATTTAACTCCAAAATCGACGGATTTGTCTATTGCTGATGATGCCAATGGATCAAATTGGACTGTTACTACAGGAGTAGCATCTGATACTACTCCGTCTAATTTCTCATTTACAGATCAAACTGGAGTTCTTACAGATACATTAATTGGATCAGATCAGCAACCTGGTTCTGGCATCACTGGGTTAACTGCTGGGTTGTCTGTACCTGTGGAGGTTGTTTCTACAGATTCTAGTTTAGTTCGTGTACAGGTTAATAATGGATCTATTGGTGTATTCCCAACATCTGTACAAAATGGCGATAAATTATTCATCTATCTACAGTCTGCTCCCACATTTAATGCAGTTAGGGAACTTCAGATCAGTGTTGGTGATAGAGATATATCAACATGGACTGTTATAACAGGTAGTGGACCAGATAGTGACGCTACATTTAATATTCCATCAAATTTAATTAATCAAATTCCTGGAACATATGTAAGTAGTTCTCCGGTTACTGTTGCTGGCATTAATGTACCTATTACTATTAATGCTACAAATGGATCATTGATTTCCATTGATGGCGATGCACCAGTTACTGGTCCTAGAACGTTTGATCCCAATGTAAATACTTCATTTACCGTGGTAAGTTTAGTACCATCAAATCTTAATACTACACAAGGTACAACAGTAACGGTTGGAACAGGATCGTTAAACAACCCTTTTACGTGGACGGTATCTAGTTATGCTTCAGCACCACTTCCAGCAAATAATTTAGGTGTTTGGTATAGTAAGAAAGTTGAAAAATTTGATGGTTATCCAATTGGCACTGTATTGCCAATTTTAAAAGATAATCTTGGAACTTATGGTGATCTTGATGGATCTCTTGGTGATAGATATCCTGGATTTATTTCATGTGATGGTAGAGCCTTAGATACAACACTATATTTCATGCTATTTGATGTTATTAAATACACTTATGGTGGGTCTGGTTCTAATTTTAATCTTCCTGATTATAGAAACAGAAGACTATGTGGTACTGGACAAGTTGATGCTAGTAGAGGTAATTCGGTTTCACAACCCATATCAAGTGGTGGATCTATTTTTGGTGTTGGTAATGAAGGTGGATTTTGGTATTTTGATAAAGTAGATGTTTTAGGTACTGATCCATTAGAGCAAATTCAAGGAACTGGTACTACAGGTTTAGATAGTGAGTATTTTACTCTTGGTACAGTAAAATTAGCGGGATTGGAAACAGTAACAGACGATATTGTATTTGCTATTGTTGGTACTGTTGTTGGACAGATTGGTCCATTAGAAGATGTTCTTGTACAAGCTCCTCAACATGATCATGCTTATCTTGCTGCAGTTGTCGATGGAGATGGTGGAGACCCTCTTATACCATGGGGTCCACCAGCTGGTAGGGGTATGTTTGGTTATGGTGGCGAATCTACACAAGAAGGAACTGTAACTAATAATCTTAATACACAAGCAGGACTATGGGAAGATTTCCTGGAAGATCTTGGTGGTGGTAAATTTAAGGCAGAACTGAACAAATATTATGGAGATGGATTTAATTTACGACAATGGGCACTGGAGAACTTACAAACAGGAACATCAGAAGTTAACTATGAAGTAGACGGTGGTAGTTTCCCACTCTTCTATGTTTCAAATGCTGTTTCTTTCAAAGATAAAGATGATGATGCTACAACAGAAGTTGATTTTATGACTTGGTGGTTATCTCCAGCTAGTGGTTTGAGTGGAGCAGATTTGAATACTATAGCAAGTGGTGCTAACGAAGTTGCTGCTATCGTTGATACAGAACCTCTTCGCTTTACAATTGATAGTTACTTACCAGTTAGTGGAAATACAAATAGTCACAGTCATTTCTTAACGCTAGATCCCATTCAAAATATACAATCTGATTTTAGTGGTGGCAATAATAGTGGCGCTGGTACTCTTGCGGCACCAGATGGATCTGGATTAGGAAATGGTGCTACTTCTATTAATTTAATATTCAACCAAACTGAAATCTTTATGGATATGACAGACGCTATATTTACATGGAATAAAAGTTTTGCCAAACCATTTCCATCTGTTACAATGGAACCACAGATACAAGTTCCAATTATCAACCCTTTCCACAAGACTAAATATATTATCAAAGCTTATTGATTATGTCATCATTGCCTGATTATAGACCACATGAATTGATGTATGATAAAAATATCACCCATTGTGAATTTGACGATTTTATAGGGGTATGGAAAAATTTCATGCCTCGTCCCTTATGTGAAGAAATTCGTGAATTTGTAGACAATCAAATTGATCAAGCATGTGTTGTCAATCCAAGTCTTAAAATACAAGAATATGGCGCTCCTGATCATGTGATCAGGTCCGAAGATGTATATGGTGGACAATTAAATCGAAACGATTTTGCGATGGTCATGAATTATGCAAATAGAGATCTTTGCTTAAAAATCAATTCAATTTTAAGATGTTGTGTAAAACATTATGTTTCAGAATATCAATCTTTGATTAAAACAAAAATGATTTCTTCTGATATTAAAATACAGAAAACTCCTCCTGGTGGTGGTTATCATCTTTGGCACTATGAAAATTCTGATGAGACACATGCTAGTAGAGAATTAGTCTGGATGATTTATCTTAATGATATGCCAGATGGTGAAGCTGAAACAGAATTTTTTCATCAAAGACGTAGAATCAAACCTACTGCTGGAACTGTAGTTATCTGGCCAGCAGGATTTACTCATACACATAAAGGAAATACTGTACTTACTCAAGATAAATATATTTTGACAGGATGGTACATTAAACGTAATTAACTCTCATGGAACAAAGAATCGCTCTCATACAAGTTGATTTTGCTAATAATACCATTATAGATGGTGCTTCTGCATCATCTGGATTTAAATTGCTTGGAGATTTTAACGGCAAAAGATATAAAATGGATGAGGAAATTAAGAATAAGTTTCTTAATACAAAAATTTCTGAGTTTTGGCATACCGACAAAGATTTACTTGAGTATTTTCAATACTTTAATGACGATACATATTTCTGTCAAAGAAAACGAGTGAAGTATGATTTTAATACAGAGAGTACATATCTTCAAACTTATAAGTTTACTGGTGCCAGTTCTCAAGAAGCAAAAGAACTATATGAGTTAATAGATACTTTCTTTCAAGTCGTACAAGAAGTAAAAAATGCTAAGGTCAATGAGGTAGTTGCTGGTATTGATCAAGAAGCAGCATTTTTTGAGCAACGTCAGTTTAAATTAAAAAGACAAAAGCGTGAAATGTTGAGTCTTTCTGATTGGAGAATTCTCCCTGATATAGAAGATAGTTATGAAGGCGAGAAAGACGCTTGGATTACTTGGAGAAAATGGATTAGAGAACACTCTACACCAAGTCCTGCAGACTCAGAATTTCATAACTCTGGATTGGAATACTTTAAGTATACTTACAATCTTAAGTTTCCAATTGATCCGATTAAGTATAGAAAGATGTATCCGGAAGGTAAATTGGAAGATGGTGTAACTGATGCTCCAGTATTCATGGATATTAATGATACAAATCAGTGGGTAAAACATGATTCTCAGGCATCTACTGACTTCTTTAAGAATAGAGAAGTTAACATGTTTAACTTAGCGCAAAGAGGAATAGCTCCAACCAGAAAAGTTACTAAGAAAGTACTAGATCTAATGAAAGAGTTGAACATTAATGAAGACGTGGAAGTTGATTGGACAAATTACTTTGTTGATGAAAATGAACTATGATATATGAGATTGATTTACTAAATTATGAACAACTAACATATATCAGTCAATATTTTAATTACTTAACGTTCAAGGATGGTAAGATTAGTAATCCATCTGCAGATAAATGCTGCCAAACAGTATTTGATGGACCGGGACATTATGATCTAAACATGTATTGTCGTGATATAATATTACGTACAGTTCCCTTACATGTATCTGAAATGTCGCAAATATATTTTGTAAAATATGGTGTGGGAGACAAATATGAAGATCATTATGATGCTAATCCATGTGGTGGTGTGAGATCAGATTATAGTATGACTTGTTTTCTCAATGATGATTATGATGGGGGAGAGTTGGTGATAGAGAATGGGAGAAATATCAAATTATCTAAAGGCAAAGCAGTGTTATATCCAGGAAATCTATTGCATCGTGTGAATGAAGTTAAGTTTGGGACTAGAAATGTTTTTATTGGATGGATACAGACACAATGAATGATATTATACAATATAATGATTTTTTTTCTTTTAATGATGTTAGGAAGATACAGTCTAAAGTAGAAGAATCTAAATGGAGATTTGGTCATGGGTCACATGTTGACAAATATAATAGACCAGATAGTATTCCATTTTGGCGTATGGATTTTTTAGAAGATTCATATTTTTCTGATTATCTTCTAAATATCATTAGGGAAAAAACCCATCAAGATTATGATCTATATGATGTATATGCTAATGGTCACACGTTTGGTACTCAAGGAGAGTTTCACGTTGACTGGTATGAATCGAATGGTAGAACTCTAGTATACTATGTAAACCCTACATGGAGACCAGAGTGGGGAGGAAAAACTATATTTCTCCGCAATCAAAATGAATTGGAATATAAAAACCCTATTCCAAATTCTGCTATTCTTTTCCCCGGTGAAATACCACACATGGCAGAGGGAACATCTAGATTATTTACTGGGTTGAGAGTAACTGTTGCTTGGAAACTAATACTAAAATGAACTCATCTTACGACGCATTCTACTTTGATAATTTTATTGAGAATTACGCTGTTCTCAAAGGCAAAGCGATATTATATCTCAGATCGACTGGTTGGAATGCCAGTTCTGATGTAGATGCTATTAATGC